ATCGATTCTGGAACCGTTGTTACCATGCCGTCTCCAACTGTTGGAACAGATTATGCTATTTGGGCAAACCCAAATGGAACTCTCCAAGCCACAACAAACCATACATCCGGTCCTGTTGCTGAATCTAGAAAAGTTGGCGGTTTCCATTATGCTGCTGGTAGCAATGCAACAGCCCAAGCTGGTGGCAACACAACAGCTCAAATCAATCAATATTCATTTTGGGATTTAAAATTCCGTCCAAATTGTCCAGACCCAAGAGGCATGACACTTGTCGCAGATTCTTTTTGGGCTGATATTTATCTCTGTGGAGTTGATCACACTGTAAACGGAACCTCTAAATATAATGTTACTATTGCAGATGGTTCAGCACCTCCAAAAGTTCCTACTGAATTTGGAGGAAATGGAACTACAGCATATGCAAATGGAAACTGGTGGAATTTCATGGAAGTTCTCCAATCCCATGGTAAGAGAGGATTTACTTATGCTGAATTTGCTGCTGCTGCATATGGGACAACTGAGGCAACAAGCTCAGGGGGAACGGACGTTCCCACTACAGGCGTCACAGGAACTGGAGCAACCTCGCAATGGAATGTATTTACTTCCAAATGGGGAGTTATTCAATCAACAGGATGCATTGCTATTTGGGGTGATGAATTTGGTGGTGGTAATGCAGCCGCATCTTGGACAGCCAACACACAAGGAAGAGGATCAACATATCAAATGGAAAACGCTGTCAATTTTGGTGGCACCTGGCCTGATTCGTCTCGTTCCGGTTCTCGTTGTTCTTATTGGGGCGTTTCTCCCTCTTTCTCCGACAACAGCGATGGTGTGCGCGGTGCCTGTGATCACCTGTCGCTTGATTAAAGCAGCGAAAGCCGCTTTGAATGATGGAACCAATCAAAGAAACGAACCCATGTTACGATCAAATGCTTATTGTGGAGAAATACGAGAGAGTGCTCTCTTACCTCTATCCGATAGCGCAATCAATCCCAAGAAAACACGGTGTTGTGAAAGAAATGTTTTTGAAAAATTTGATAAATCAACCGGATTTATTTTTTCAAGCTGGAAAATCAAATCAAGTGGGGAAAGCATATTTAGCAGATGCTGGTTTAGCAAATTTAAGATTTTTTTTAAGATTTTTGGTAATGATTCGATGCATGAGTCAGCATCAACATCAAACAGCACAAACAATGCTGTCGGAAGTTGGTGCAATTTTAGGAAGTTGGATCAAAAGCAAAAAAGGATGAGTTGGGTCAAAGCACTGTCAATTTTGGTGGCAACTGGAATAATTCTTCTAATTCCGGTTCTCGTTGTTCTAATTGGAACAATTCTCCCACTAACTCCAACAACAACAATGGTGTGCGCGGTGCCTGTGACGACATTTTTTTGCTCCAACTTTGTCACGACAAGCTGGGCAGGCTCCATAATCAAATGGTGGTCAGCCAATTCCATCCTCCTTCGGGAAACACAATTAGAGGTTCAGTTCAGCGTTTAGTAGTAAATCGAAAAACGAGACTGACAATTTCTTAATGCCTAAAAAAGAAAGAAATTTAATAGAAAAAATATACGCTATCGAAAATTTAAGAGAAGCTTTTAAAGCAACTTCCAAAGGAAAAAAAGAAAATTATTATTATTTGGAATTCAAAGAATATAGTGAAGCTAATTTATTGGAAATACAAAAAGAATTAAAAAACGGAACTTATAAAATAGGAGATTATCATAATTTCACTATATATGAACCAAAAGCAAGAAATATATCAGCATTAAGTTTCAAAGATAGAATCGTTCAACATGCCTTGCATAGAATAATTGAACCAATTTTTGAAAAAACAATGCTTCCTTATTCATTTGCATGTAGGCACGGAAAAGGAACTCATGCAGCGGTTAAACATATTCAATCTCTAATAAGGAGAAATAAATTTAAATATTTTTTAAAAACAGATTTTTCAAAATATTTTCCAAGCATCGATAGAGATATTATGTTCGACCTAATTAAAAGGAAAATTGATTGCGAACAAACATTAAAACTAATAAGAGAAATTCTTCCACCAGAAGGAAAAGGGATTCCAATTGGAAGTTTGACGAGCCAATTATTTGCAAATATATACGGAACAGAAGTTGATCGTTTTGTCCACTTCAAATTAAATATACATCATTGGGCTAGATATATGGATGATATTGTGATTTTTGAAAACAAAAAAGAAGAATTATTTGACGTTTTTCAAAAAATAGTTGATTTTTCTGAATTAAATCTTAAATTAAAAATAAGCAAATGGCAAATATCCGAAGTCACTAAAGGAATTAATTTCGTTGGATATAGAACTTGGGAAAATTATAAACTCATTAGAAAAGATTCGGTCAAAAGAGCCAAGAAAAAAATAAAAAATTGTTTAAAACATAATGATTCACAAACATTAAAAAAATTCTTAGCATCTTGGATGGGACATATTCAATGGGCAGATACAAATAATTTGAAAAATAAACTAAATAATCTTAACTATGAAATCAATTAAATCATCAATCATTAATACAAGAGAAGATCTAGACGCTATTGCTGAAACAGAAAAACATGTAGAGTTCATGCAAGTTTTAAAAGGTTCCATGACAAGAAAAGTAGACGTTCAAACATATCCTGAAGGATATGGAAAGCCTGACTATGAAGGTGAAACATTGGAACCAATATGGCAAGAAGTTGAAGACCTTTCTACAATCGAAAGATTTGGTTTTAAAAAAGAAGATTTTGGTTCTTGAGTGAATTTCCGATTCCCCGCCTTAAATAATAAAAAGGCGAAATGCAACAAAACGAATCAACAGAAAAGTTCGTCCAATTTTGGAACGATCAAGCTTTAGATACACACCATGATATTATCATCAGTGTTGATTATTCATTATACAATACTGATGATACACCAAGCTGCGGATTCTGCATAGCTTTATTTGAGAGCATTAATAATAAACCAAGAGGCGGCGGAATTAGATATAGCCTAGCCTATACTCCAAGTGAATCACGAACCTGCGAAGAACCAACATTAAAGGGTCTGGAAGCGGCTGTATATGGTATTGGCTTTGATATAAATGGTATTTTTGCAAAAAGAACACCATATGTACAAGGTGTGGAACACACAACTGCAAATTCCATTTGTTTAAGGGATGGTATTAAAAACGATTATAAGGTTCTCAAACAAACAGAAAATCTTCAATATACCCAAAATCTTACAATAGCCCAACAATTAACTTACACAGAAGAAGAAATTGTATATAAACAAGCAAGAGTTGTTTTTTCCAAGTGCATGAGTTACTTGAGAGTTCAAGTAAAAAAGGACAACGAAAAAGAATTCACAACAGTATTGGAAAAAGATCTTCCAATATATGATAAAAAATCAGTAAAGGTTGGATTATTCTATACTTCCCTAGATCAACACAGTAGATTTAATGTTAAACAATTCAACGTTGCAGGATTTCCAGCAGATATAGAAGAAAAAATAAACACGGTCTGTGTTCAAGATATAAACACAGAAGCGAATTTAAAAGGAAACAAAATACCTTCCAATGGAAAATGGATTGCTTCTTCCCAAGAAAAAGGATTTAATATATATAAATTCAATGGAAAAGAATTTGTAAAAAATCAACAATTTAGAAGCACAAATACTTTAAAAATATTAAATTACCATGAAAATTTAATATTTACAAAATCCGAGAATAAAGTAATCGTTTATGAATTTCTTGGAAACAAAACGATAAGACAAAACACAATTACTCTTCCATTGAGTAGTGATGAAATTACTTCTTGTGCAGGATATGGTAATACTCTTGTTATAGCATCTTCCTCTACTGGAGAAAACCACCATGTTTATAATTATGTAACAGATTCCGATGTTCTTTCTACAATAGGTACTTGGAGATTCTATCAGACATTTAATTCAACAGTAACTGGTCTAGGAACAAATATCGAAATGAGTGAAAACTACCTTCTCTCTTATTCTTTGGATAACAAAATAGTTTCTTTTAAAAAAGATCCAGACTTCGGATACCAATACCATCAAACTATAAATCCCCCTTATAGTGGTGCAAAGGGATTTGGTTATTCCATGAGCATTCAGAATGATAATGAAATGATTGTCGGTGCTCCATTTGGAGAAAAAAGATATATAGGAGGAAAAAATCAAGGAGAGGCTTTTCATTATGTTCTTTCTCCTGTCACTAAGGAATGGATTCTCATTTCGGAAATTGGACAATATTTCAACATGGATACATTGTCTGGTGCATTTGGATATTCTGTTAAAATTGCTGGAAGACGCGCAGCAATATCTGCTCCATTTGAACCATTTTATTTGAATGACTATCCATTACTGGAAGTTGCAAACCAAGGCAAGGTTTATTTGCTAGAAAAGGATAAATTCGGTTACTTTACAAATAGAACAATTTATTATCCCACTTCCGTTTCTTTGACGGATGCAGAGAGAAATTATGGAACACAAGTCAACATTTTTGGGGATATTCTTGCTGTTGGTGTTCCATTTTCTGAAAGTGTTGATAACGATGTAATAGAAATTTATAATTTGGGTTGCCCTGCACTCTCCGCGCCTATGTTAAGGCCGACTACGACAGCAACTCCAACAGTAACACCAACAAGAACTTTAACACCAACGGTTACACCAACTAATACTCTTACACCAACAGTTACACCAACACCAACACTTACTCCAACTAATACTCTTACACCTACTAATACTTTAACACCTACTAATACTTTAACACCAACAGTTACACCTACAAATACTCTTACTCCAACAAATACACCAACATCAGGAGAGACACCAACACCAACAGTTACACCAACACCAACACTTACTCCTACAAATACCCTTACACCAACAGTTACACCTACTAATACACCACCTCCCGATCCAGGTCCTTATTCATTATTCTTGAATATTGATACAACTTTAACATAATTATTAACAATGGCTACACCAAACAATCAGTTTAGATTAAGACTTTATCCTAACACATCTTATAATTTTATTGTTGATTGGGGAGATGGTAGAAGTGATGTTTTTAATGGAACCACACCAACATATCGAGGAGCAACTGGCAATTCTTCTACTTGGTTTACACAAATATCTACTATATCTGCTTCATGGCCCGGTATTACTCATACTTATGATCTAGCAGGAAAATACACCATAAAAATATCTGAAATTACTTCGGGTGGATTTGCAGGTTTACAATATTCTGGAGCTGATGACGGAGAAGCGTGGAATCCTGTAGACGAATTTAATAATGATGCAAAAAAAGTAACGGCAATTTCTCAATGGGGTTCAATTAATTGGAATCCTTTAAAAGCAATGGGTAATGCTTTTGGAGGTTGTATTAATTTAAAAGATGTTGTTACGGATGGAGGAACAAGTACTTTGAGTGCTTTGAATAGTTATGCGGGGACATGGTATAGTTGCACATCTCTATCTTCTTTTGGTGCTATCGACACGTCAAAAGGAACTAATTTTACAAATACATGGCTGGACTGTGTTTCTTTAAGTTCTTTTCCTTTAATAGATACTTCAAAGGGTATTAGTTTTACAGGTACTTGGCGTAACTGTAACAAGTTAAAAACGTTTCCGTTAATTAATACTCTAAGTGCAACGAGTCTTAATTCTACGTGGGCAGAATGCAGAAGTTTAGTAAATTTCCCTCTTCTGAGTACTCCAAATACAACAGACGTAGGAGTAGCTTGGCAGTATTGTACATCTCTAACAGCGTTCCCTTTAATTGATACTTCGAATGTAATAAACTTTCGATACGCTTGGCGTAATTGCACTTCTTTGAGTTCATTTCCCTTAATCGTTACGTCTAAAGGTATAGATTTTCAGTACACTTGGAATATGTGTACATCTTTAACATCATTTCCTTTTATTGATACCTCAAGAGGAATTAATTTTTACGGTACATGGTACAATTGTAATAAATTAAAAACGTTTCCCGCAATCGATACTCTTAGTGCAACAACATTTTCTTATACCTGGCCTAATTGCTCTTCTCTGACAAGTTTCCCGTTTGTTGATTCTAAGAACGTGAGAGATTTTAATAATACCTGGCCTAATTGCACTTCCTTAACTTCATTTCCGCTAATTGATACATCTAAAGGAAATAATTTTGAAGGTACTTGGAGCAGTTGCACTTCTTTAAAAACATTCCCGGTAATTAATACTTCTGAAGGAACTAATTTTAATTATACTTGGAATAATTGCACTGCCTTAACATCATTTCCTTTAATTAATACTTCTAAAGGAACTAAATTTAATTATGCTTGGAATAATTGCACTTCTTTGTCTTCTTTTCCTTTAATTGATACTTCTAGCGGAATTACTTTTGACGGAGCATGGAGTAATTGTGCTTCTTTGTCTTCGTTCCCATTAATAAACACATCAAATGTAACTTATTTTAATAGTGTTTGGAGTAATTGTGCTTCTTTGACATCTTTTCCTTTGATAGACACATCAAAAGCAACTGTTTTGGATTTAGGTTGGAATAATTGCGTTAAATTAAGTTCTTTTCCTAAAATTGATACTTCTAGAGTAAAAAATTTTTATTATACTTGGTATGGATGCACAGGGTTAACTTCTTTTCCTCAAATTAATACATCGAGCGCAACTTATCTTGGAGGTACTTGGACCACCTGTAATAAGCTAAAAGATTTTCCTTTAATTGACACTTCTAACGTATTATCTTTGAAAGGAAGCGGTATAGAAGGCACCGGAGCGTGGTCTTATTGTACTTCCTTGACATCGTTCCCGTCGATTAATACATCCAAATGTACAAATTTTTCATATGCATGGAACAGATGTAAAAACTTATCAGCTTCTGACTTCCCAACACTTGATATGTCAAAAATGACAGATGGTACAGATTGTTTTAATGGTGTTAAATTAACTACATCTTCATATAGTTCCCTTCTGACGTCTCTCTGTGCTACTAACTTCAATTCAAATGTACAATTCCATGGCGGTCTATCTAATTTTAATCAAGCAGGAAAAGATGCAAAAGATTATTTGGTAACTACAAAGGGTTGGACTATTGGAGGAACAGGAGTTTTAGAACTATAATTTATGAAAGAGTACAAAAATACGGAAATTACAGCAAAATATGTTATTTGTCATAACAACTTGGACGTGTTTCATTATTCTGTAGTTGAACCAAATGACGGACTCGTAACAGGTCAACCATTTATGGAAATTTTTAATTCTATAGAAGAAGCAAAACAAGTTTTCCCACAAGTTTTTCCTGAAAAACAATTTCCAACAATATTAAACAATATTCCATTTTAAAAAATAGGATAATAATAAGTATTAAAGTGATTATATATTTTTGAATATATTTTTATATCCCTATTGTATTGATGAACTATTGAAAATTTTTTATTATTTTCATTGAAAAATTTAGAATCATTATTTATTGTTATTTTATTTTTAAATTTTTCTTTATTATGAAAATATACCCTGAAGCCAGTGGGTCTTTAGCCCACTGGTAGTTCACTAATGAAGATATGAATCCTTTTTAATTTTTTTTGAAAAAGTGAGTGCTTAGATATAAATAAAAATATATGGCAAAAGATTTCAGTCAATTTTCACCGTCATCCACAATACCGCTTTCCGCATATATTGTTGGATATGAAGCCAACGAGTCTGGCGGGGAGAGGAAATGGACTTATGGTACACTTAGAAGCGCATTAAGTTCACAGATAACGAGTGCTAATTATCTCGTTCCAGTTGGCTCTGTAATGGCTTTTCCAGCAACCTCTAATCCAACAGGATGGTTAAAACTTAATGGAGCACCTTTGGACAGAACAGACTATCCAGCACTTTGGGCATATGCTCAAGCAAGCGGGAATATAGTTACAGAAGCAGTCTGGACAGCTACAAATACAGGCTCTTTCAGCACTGGTAATCTTTCTACTACTTTTAGAATTCCGGATCTTCGAGGAGAGTTTGTAAGAGGTTGGGATAATTCCAGAGGAGTTGATAGCGGAAGAGGAATTGGTGTTTATCAAAGTGATGATTTCAAAAGTCATCAACATATTACAGACGTTCTTTATGATAGATGTAATGCAACAGAACCTGGTAATGCCGTTTACGGAGATGAAGCATGGTATCCACCATACACGATATCTTTGCCTTCCAATTATGTTGGAGGAACAGAAACACGTCCTCGGAACATTTCCCTCCTCTATTGTATAAAATTTTAAATTATGAAAATTTATCATTACGATTCTTCAACTGGAGCCTTTGCTGGAACAAGCGAAGCAGATCCAAATCCTCGTAGAGCTGGTTTGTTTTTAATTCCTGCTTTTGCAACAGAAGTAGCTCCTCCGAGTGTTTCCGAAAAACAATTTGCTTGCTGGAATGTCTCTGAATGGGAATTAAAAGACATTTTAGAACCAGAACCGGAACTTACTAAAAAGCCGGAAAAGCCAAAGCTTACTTGGGAACAAATTAGAGCACAAAGAGACACTCTCCTTTTTCAAACAGATTGGATTTTTGCTCCTGATGTTGCTTTAAAGAACAAACAAGCGTGGTTAAAATATCGTCAATCATTAAGAGATATTCCACAAACATTCTCCACACCAGAAGAAGTAGTTTGGCCAAATAAACCAGAATAATAACATCAACATTGTCACTAAATAATTAATATGGCAATGGACTGTACAACATCTTTACCCGTTTCTTCTTTTTATAGCAGCAACCTCAATAGCATCATGGATAGCTATGAGAGGGTTGGGCAAAGAATATGTAGAAGTCTTGGTGCTCCAATGATCAATTTGGAAGTACACGATGATCAATTAAATGAGTTTATATCTATAGCCGCTGAAATGTTCACAAGATTTGCAGGATATACTAGGGAATATCTTGTGTTTGACAGTAATCTTTATGAAAGAGACAAGGGGATTAGGCTCGATGTATTGTTCTCCCTATCCAGAGATTTCAACGCAAGACTAGAAATAGAAAACCCAAACAAGGATGTTCAAAGAGCATATACCATTGGTAAAATGGTAATTGGAGATCCAAATGCCCCTTGGATTTATCAAGTAGCGAAACAAAACAGTGTTGGAAAACCAGTTCTCGATCTTCTCAATTCATACGACTACATGATGGATAGTTATAGAAAGGTTATATCTGTAACGGACTTTGAAGAGGGTTCAACAACTGGAATCAATACACTATTCACAATTGAACAAACTCTTGCACAACAAACATATTTTTCATATTCAATGGGAAACTATGGATTCGATCTTGTTTCTTGGAGTATTCTTAAAAATTGGTTGGAAGATAGAGAAAAGATGCTCGCATTAAGACGTGACATTCAGTTTGATGAAAGAACCCAATACATGAGAATAACACCACAACCTAAAATGGGTTCCTCTCCTTCTAGATTTTGGGGTGCTGTTTCTTGCTATGTTGAAAGACCATTATCCGATATTATTAAAGAACCTTGGGTGTATCAATATGCACTCGCATTGACTAAAATTTCAATTGGAAATGTAAGAGGAAAATATACTAACACGGCCTTGTTTGGTGGTGGTGTTATTAACTATAATGATTTACTTTCCCAAGGTTTGAAAGAAAAAGATGCCTTGGAAGCTCAATTATACACTGGTGCATCGGCAGGGATGGGATCAAGTGACCCCGTATTGTTCTGCGTTGGTTAAAATTTTAATATTAAATAACTTATATGTTTGGTGGAAGAGTCCAGTTTGAAGGAAACTACGAACCACAAAAAGGTTTGAACGATATGTTTTCACAAATGAAAGATATTCTGAACCATCATGCTCCTCAGAAAGAACCAGAATATATTTCAGGTGGATTGCACCCCATGATTTCTGTTGATCAAGCAGCAAGGGAATTACTAGAAATGTTGAAAGGTGTTGCAATATGAAACTTACATCGATTAACAAAAAATTCCGACAAGGAATTTATAAACCAATCAACGAGAAAAAATATAGGGGTAACGATTATCCAAGGTTTCTTTCATCTTGGGAATTAAAACTATTTCGTTGGTGTGATGCAAATGATGATGTAATTGAATGGAGTTCAGAAGGAATTGCGATACAATACCAAAATCCAGTAACGGAGAAAACTTCTGTTTATTTTCCAGATGTTGCAATAAAAATGATGGTAAATGGAGTATTGAAAAAATATCTTGTTGAAGTAAAACCACACAGACAAACAATAGATCCAAAAACAATGGATCATGGTAGAAAACGTAAGAAGACAATAATTTACGAAAGTTTAAATTACTTAAAGAATCAAGCCAAATGGTTGAGCGCGAGGTCTTGGTGTTCTAAGCATGGATATGAATTTACAATTTTGACAGAAAAAGAACTTGGAATTTAAGAGTAAGAATATAAATAAATAAAACATATGGCATTTAAACTATTAGTTGATCAATACGCAGATAACGAGGAATTCGAAATCATAAAAGAAGAAACCAACAATAAATCAAGACCTTCTTATTATGTAGCTGGACCTTACATGGTGTGTGAAGAGGTTAACAAGAACAAACGTGTGTATGATCGAGAGGAAATGCGTAGAGAAGTTCAACGTTATACAAGTGAAATGATTCAAGCTAAAAGGTCGCTCGGAGAGCTAGGGCATGGCGGTCATCCAGAGATCAATCTAGATAGAGCATGTCATTTGGTAACAGAATTGAGAAATGAAGGAAATACTTACATCGGTAAATCTAAAATTCTTTCAACTCCATGTGGAATGATTG